CTAGTAAGAAAACTTTCAACGCCATTCTTAAAGCCCTGCCCTACATCAGCCGCATTTAATTCATCTATTGAACGCTTTAATGCACGTATAGCCTCGGCTGTTTCTAATGCTTTATTTAATTCTTTATCTAAATCTTGAATACGTTGACTTGCTTCTTTGCCTGTAATCCCTTCTTTTGTTAAATCTTCTTCTAACGTTGAAGCTCTTTTTTCATATCTTTGCCGAGTTCCAAGATCTTGCAATTCGGCTTCTAATGCACGCGGATCACGGCGATAACGCAATTTTAGATTTGCAATTGCTAATTCTTGTTGCTCGGCATCACCAAGCATTTGGATTTCTTTGTCTAGTTGAGTTAAATATTTTTCTTTTTCTTCTCTGCGATTTTTTTCAGTTTTCAAGAAATCACTATTTATAGACTGCTCTTTAGTTTTTAAATCTAAAATTAATTTTTGATTGTCGCTAAGCCCTTCGTTTTCAACATTTTGCAATTCTAAATTTCTTGCTGTTGCGTCTTCTATGGTTCTTGCTTTTTCTTTTGCATTAACGTATTTGAGCGTAAGATTAATTCTATCTTTTTCATTTTCTAAAAATACAACATCTAGCTGGTTGCGTAAAATTAATTTATTGATTTCTAATTCATTTGTTTTAGTGCGTTGCGCTTCAAATGCAACAGATTCTGCTTTTAATGAATTAATTACTTCTAATGCATGTATTTGTCTAGCATCTGCTTCTTTTTGATTGTTATTTGCTATTTGCTTGTACCTGTTTTCTGCTTGCCTGCGCTTTTCTTCATCACCACCACCGCCACCTTGTCGAACTTCGTTGACTAAATTAGCCATTTCTTGATTAACAGTACCTGCACCTGGCGCTCTTAATTGTTGCTGCCGTGGTTTTTTTAATCGCTCAGGCACTGGTGGGCCAATAATGCCAGTTTTAGGATCAAGCAATATTTCAGATTGTGGGGTTGATCGGCCAGGTGTTCGCAAATATCCGCCTGATATAAAACTACTTTCTGCCCCTTCAAATTGCGGCACATTTTTTACAAAATTTTTAAACTCTGGAGATTGAGATAATTTTATAAATTCTGTTATTTTTGTGACCATCTGCGTAATAACCGGCAAAAATGTTTTGCCCATTGTGGCGCTAAGGTCTTTTGTCGCATTGTCAAATTGCTTAAACGGATCTTTTGCTTCTTTTGCTGCCTTTGCTGCTGCACCTAATTTTTTTTCTTGATTATCTAAAAAATTATTAAAGCGGCCCATGTTAGGGCCAGTTAATTTTAATATCGCATTATAGCCATCAATATCCCCAAACAATATACTAAGCGCTTCTGCACTGCCATCTGTTTTATCAGTTGCATCTTTTAGGAATCCCGCCCAACCTTTAGTTTGTATTGCAGCAAGACTAAATTCTAATCCTATTTTTTTCGCTAATTCACGCGCTTGATCAGTTGGTTTTATTACATTAATTAATGCTTGACGTAGGCCAGACATTGCCGTTTCTGCTGGTACGCCAGTTGCTGTAATAGCAGCAACAGATGCATTCATTTCTTCAACCGATAACCCAGCCGCCGCTGCAATAGATGCTACTTTTGCAATTTGATCAGCATATTGACTTACAACTATTTTGCCATCATTTTGCGTTTGTATCATCCCATCTACAATTTGATTTGCATTATCAGCGCTTAGCGAAAATGAATTTAGAATTGTAGTTGTTGCATCAGCAACAGTTTTAATGTCACTAAATCCGCCTGTAGCGGCTAATGTGCTGGCTTTTAATATGCTTAAAACATCAGACTGTTTAGTGTAGCCAGAACTTAAAATTTCATACGCTGCACTTGCTGATTCCGCTGAACTTGTCAAAAATCCTTGTTCTGCAACTAATGATCTAATTGCATTGGTAAGCCCAGATGATTGCACTGTTAACGTCGCCAGCTTACGTTGCTGGTCATCTAATTCTTTGGCGGCATCAAATGATGCTTTACCTACTGCACCAGTTACAGCCAACCCAGCAACAACGGCCATGCCTGCTGGACTTGTTGATGCTAATACGCCAGCACCAGCGCCTAATGCTGCTGTTGCGCCGCCGCCTGATGCAAGCGCCCCACCTGCTGCGCCAATTGCTTGCCTGCCTACATTTACCTTATTGCTAACACGATCCAATCCTTGTAGCTTGCTTTCTAATCCTTTTATTTCATTTCCTAGCCTGCGATATGCTTGACTATTAATGTCAACATTATCACGTAAACTTTTTAATGCACCAATATGAGTACGCAATCCATTAGTGGTATTGCCCGCTTCGCGAGCCATGCGGTTAATATCAATATTAGCTTGGCCAAGTGATTGCTTGGTAATATTACTTTGCTGGCTTAATGATTGCAGTTGCCGTTTTAATTGATCTAGCCCGCTGCCATCTAGCTTAGTGGTAAATGTAATTGCAGTGTTTAATGTCATTTATTCATCGCTCCTAATGCAGCAGCTTCCATGACCTGCAAGCCTTCAAACATCTCGCGTTGGTCACTGACGCCGTACATTTCAAACGCCCATCTGATCGCATTATAGTCTAACCCAGTAGCACCGCTCATCCCAATACGCCACTGCGTTTGCACGCGCAAAAACATTACAACTGTATCCCAGTTGTCTTCCCATACTTCAAAATTAGTAGATTGCTTTCGTGATTGCAATTCAGCAATAGCGTCAGGCATCATACCTAACGCTTGTAAATCATTTTCCGTTTCTTCATCCCTTGATGAGCCGCCACTTGCCCAATGCTCAGCAGCGGCTTCTAGTTTTTTCTTTTTGCTCCAGTTAAACTAGCAAAAAATGCTTGCACGATAGCACCAGCAACTAATGGCACATCAAGTAGCTTACCTAATGCTTCATTGCTATAAGGCACATCAGCACCTTTGGCATCTGTAACACCTTTCCAACCTGTAATTACTTCACGCGCAAATTCAGCATCCTTGATGGTGTCTGTGTTGCTGCGTTCAATTACTTGTTCAATTCGTGATTGTGGCAGCCGCTTGAATTCAGCATCAAAAGTTTGCTTTTCAAATCGGCCACCATCAACTGGAAATTCAACAGTAACAGGCCAACTGTAGCTATCGGATTGAGCAAGAATAAATGCCATGTGGTTTAGGTGTAGGCAAGGGTAAATTCGTCGTTACCTGAAGTGCTAGGCACCAAGGTGTAGGGCAAGTTTAGCATCACAACACCGTTATCTTCTGAATAAGTCGGGTTGCCAAGGCTTACAGCATTAGCAGCCGAAGCAAGCGTAATGATGTTGCCAGCAGTTGCGCCATGCACAATTGATAAGTTGCCTGTGGTTGATGCAACAGCATCAGCAAAGAAATCATGGCTTGCCAAAGTTGGCATTTCAATTACTAAGCTGCCACTGCCAGCACGGTTGACAAGTGTTACTTCCTTGTCACTGTTCACCAATTCGCGGTACACAATTTCATTACCAACATCAAGCTGACAGCTTTGTAAAGGCAAGTCAGTTTCGCTGAATAATGTAAACGCAGTTGTATAGGTATCGTTAAAGATCCTTGGTGTGGCTTGGTTTGTAAATGTAGGGGTAGGATCTGCTGTATCAGTTGGCGCTACATACTGACCAGTCATTGTAAAATTAATAACTGGAATCTGGTTGGCAGTTAAATTCAAGCTAAACGTGCCACGGCAACCAGTTACCTTATGGCGTACACCGTCAGTAGAGTAATAAATTGTTACAGAACTAAAGCTAGATGAAACTGGTGCATAGGTAGCACTAGTGCTTGCAACAAGCGTTTCACTAAAACCACAAGCTTTTAGCAATGAGCCATAACGAGGAGCTGTACCAGCAGTACCGGAACCTGCGTACTCAACATCAAATGTCACCTGCACCCTTGTGTTAGCAACAAGCTGCGGCGATGAACCTAAATAGGTACGCACCAAATCGCGACTTAATACGTCAGATTCAACAGGTGAAATTTCAAGATTGCGCACTTGGCAAGCATCAGATCCGGCTGGAGTCGAATCAGTGCCATAAGTGGCTTCACTCTTGACTAGGACTGTCCTCTTGCGGTAAAGCTTTGCCATTTGGGGTTGTTCCTGAAGGGGCGGTTTCTTCTACTAGTGTAAGGCTACCTGTCTTAGGGTTAAAAAGGTATGTACCTCCAACCCCAGGGTTTGGGACAGGCTTAAGTGGTTGTGTTTTCTCAATCATTTTAGCTTGCGGAAGTGAGGTTGGTGCGACCAGAACGATACAACACCAAGAAGTCCATACTTATTATACC